CAATATCCTTCTCCGTCTGCTCGATCCTCGTACTCAGCAAGCCACAGATTCCCAGCAGTAATATCCCCAGGATAAGGGCCACAACCGCTATCAGTGTTGTCATGGTTCCTCCTTTTTCTTTTTGCCCTGCTTCCTGGTACGCATGATAACAATTGGTCCGCGATCCTGGCCTGTTATCTCGGCTTTGTCGCTTTGGCCCAGGTATTGTTTGCCGAGCCAGATCAGCATAGTGATGTTACCACTCTTTGCCGCTGCATATTGGAGACGTCTTAATGAGCGTCTGCCCAGTGTCCGGCCTTTTTTTATAGCTTCTTCAACTTCGGGATTCTCCTTCCTTCTACGCTCCAGAGTCGAAACCGAGACGTTAAGGCCATGAGCGATCTCTTCATAGGTACATTGAATAGCTGCCAAGGCCTCCACCTTTGACGGATCGAGAACAATAGGTTTCTCAAGGTCACGCGGGTCTTTTTTCTTTGTCATTGTTTCATCGCCGCTTCATTATACCGATTAAGGATCAACCTTCTCCTCGACTTTCTCACGGACAGCAATTTCCTTATCAAGAAATGCTACTCTTTTGTCGCACATATCATTTATCGCATTAGCAGCATCAACAGGTATCAAGGAGTCTGCCTCATATTTTACGTTACACCTCTTCCGATATGCCTTGAGAATCCGCAATATATGCCTTCCGTCTGTCATTTCTCCATCACCTTTCTTAATCAAGGTTGATCCTCCGGCAGCCACTTCCGCAGGTCCTCCTTCAGGTAATACTTGCAACCGTATTCCTCCAACCGATCCACAACCTCAATGGCAAACTTCGCCCAGTCAATCGTCTTCGCGTGGGGATGGTAGTTCAACACGCCGACCTTGTACAGGTCAACGTAGGAATAGGTCAGCGCGATGATCTTGTACACAGCGTCGGGATCGATAACGGGCTCCAGGCTCACCCAGGTTTTCATGCCCCTCACATGGTGGGCTTCCCGCAGGGTCTTTATGCGGTCGAGAGGCAAGGCTGCCTTCGGCTCCCACTTGCGTGATGCAGCATTGTTCAGAAGCGTCAGGGTAACAGCATGTGTGTCTCTTGGTCCCATAAGGTCGAAATCCCGCTCCGCCCTGGGCCCTCCCTTAGTCAATACCGTTACCTTGAATCCTCCAGCATGTAAAATCTTGATCGCCTCACGTGTTATCTTCAGCTTCTCATCAAGCATTTGGTAAGGATCAGTTACAAAACACAAAAGTACTGAACGGCTTTCGCGCTTTTGAGTTAGCGCAGCTACGTCTTTCTCTAGTTGTTTTAGCACACCTTTTCTCGGCTTAGGATTACCGAACTCAACCCTATTTTGATGTGTGACTTGAGGACCATAGCAATAAATACAGCGATGTCCACATCCTTTGTAAAGATTACACGCTAACTCAGAATACTCCCTAGCTCTGCCTTTAGTCTCATAAATTACCCTTGCCATTCCGATGAACCTCCCTGTGACACTCTTTGCACAAAGTCAATCCGTTGCTTACCACAAATCGCAAATCAAGATATTCAGCAAATGGCTTAATATGGTGCGGGTGTAATTCTGGCCGACTACCCACCTGATGCTTGGCACCGCACTTTTGACAAGTATATCTATCTCTCTGAAACACGGCTGCCCTCCATTGACGGAATTCAAGAGACAGTCGTATGCGCTCATTTACTGAACTTATGCCACCCCGCCAACTAGAGCTTTTGGCACCTTTCTGGGTCGCGCTCATTTTTTTCCGCGTTTCCAAACTATGTCGCCTATCCCTAAGTTTAGCCCGTGTTGCCTCAGTAACCACGCGTCCTTTTAACGCAGCGCCTATCTTAGCCCTATGCTCCTTTGTCAGTCGCTTTTTCTTACCGGCCAAACTCATTGCCAACCTAGCTGAAGCTGGCATCTTTTTCCCTGTCCAATAACCAGGGCTACCCATCCTTGCTATTGACAAGTTACGCCTGTGTTCTGCTGTCTTAGGCACGCCAGGGTTACCTCTAGGCATTAGGATTCACCTGCTCGGCCTTTAGGTTCATAGGCTATACCCATTATAGTTTACTCCTATGTCGCTTTTCCTCAGCAATCCAAGCCCCAACGAAACAACCTAGAAAGACAGGCAACCACCAAGACGGACTATTGCCAAACCAATGGGCACCTAGAGCCAGTCCTACCCCGACACCGAATAGATAACTCATTTCTCCTCCAATTTAGGCGGCTGGGCCTACTGCCTGAGACGGGACACGGTTTGTGCCCCACCGAAGACCTTCGCTTGCGGCCTGTCCGCGCCCTAGTTAGGGCCGTAGCCTGTGGGCTTGGGCTCGACACCACAGTCGCCCTGTATTTCATGCGTGTGTCCCCGCATCTTGCCTGCGAAGTTTCAACACTTCTTCGCTCGGACACTTTGAATGTTCGTCTTTCCTTACACGAGCCACTAGATCCTTGAGTGCCTCCCTACGTATCTCAAGATCTGTAGTCGCTACCCCTGGTGGGTTTATGTAAAGCACCTTATAGCAAGCCTCACACAGAATACCATTAGTGCCCTCCATATGCCAAGTACTTACCATGGCCCTACATATACTACACTCTCTGGTTCTCGCCTTGCGCATGGTACATACTGGTACTTTTGTCGCGAGTGGTACTTCGGCTATGATATGATCGAGTTTACAATACCCGCGTTCGTAAAACTCACAATCTGGCATTGATCCTAACACACAATGTAGTCTCACTTCTCCCCCTTATTCTCCATCCACCATACGATAGCTTTAAGTTGATCGACCGTGAAGCTAGATTGATACCCTCCGATGAGTGTCGCCGTTTCATGCGGAGACCAACTTATATATGATCTTGGATAGGTCTTGGGGCCATTGCCGGATAAGGCATTATTCGGTTTGATGTACGGTTTCAAGATCTCTCTTGCTTTCTCTTCATTCATTATGTTCCTTATCCCCCTTATTCTCCATCCACCACGCAAAGGCCTTGAGCAAATCAGGGGTCAAACTGGCACGGTTTATGAAAATGACTTTTCCCTTTGGTTCCCAATGTATATTCCTATTATCTAATGCGTTGGTTTCCATGATGATGTTATCTCCAAGAATCGCCTTCGCTTTCTCCTCATTCATCACGTTCTTTTTCAGGCGTACAACATAATCCTCAGCCAGTTGCCGTGTCCACTCGTCCATTCCCGTAAAGGGATCAATCACGTTAGACCCCTCAACCGGTCTTTTTGTCCGTTCCTCCTCGTACTGTGCGCGAAGCCACTCCTTCTTGGTTGTGTAACTTTCGAGGACCTTGCCACAGACGGCACACTCTTTTTCGTAGGGTTGGCGTACTGAACCTGCAAACCCAATCCAAAACGGGCTACCAGAGTGATCCGTGAACACTACGTTATCATGCCTACACGTCAGTTGCTTAGCTGACTTTTCGAGATTCCTGATACAGGTATCACGAGATCGACCTCTTGACTCCAAAAAATCTAGCCTTTCTCTGGTTTTTCTGCCAAACATTTTCCCTCCCTTATCGGTCTGCAACTAAAAACCCAAGCCAGTATGCCTTGGATTCCGAATCTATCACATCAAAGAAGTTAGTGTTAATCATTGCGTTATGATCTCCCAATGAAATTATTCATTATATTGGGAACCGCTGTATCCATTCCTATTACATCGAGCATCCCACCATCGTTGGGATCTGCAATAGAAAATCCGTTGCTCTCCATCCCCACGACTATCAACTTAGCGGGGATTCCGGTCTGGTTACGATATGCCTGAAGGGCTTGTGTTGGATGGATGTCTCCAAACCAAGTCTCGCTATCGGTATAGACCACAAATGCGTCGGCCTCTATTCCCTTTTTGCTTGCCCACAGCATCGGAAGGGCACAGTCCGTTCCCCTAGCCGGCAAGTTACTCACCTTGGCTATGGCATCGTCGAGTCGCTCTTTCTCTGTGATTGCAACAGGCACAAATTCTTGGGAAAACGCCATGACAACACATGATTTCTCAGTTGCTTTCGTGATCAGGGCCATTGCCGCAGAACCTTCCCTTGGGGTGATCAGTGTGCCAGCAAGCTGGCTCCACGTCATCGACAAAGACACATCCAATGCAAGGACGATCCGCTTGTTGGTCGGTTCGACTGCCTGAAACGCTAGATAAAATGCACCGTCGAGCGCGTCAACTATCTCCCCCACAGGCTCCCAGGTGCTAGATCCACGAAGCCCCTCACCGGAAGCATAGGTTTTCAGCGCAACCAAGAGCGACAGTGGATGTAACCTGGCCTTCTTGATCTGCTCAACATCGGCAAGCCTCTCAGCCACTACTCTGGACCGCTTACCTAACGGCTTCAATACTCCTAACCTAGTCATATTGCCTAGATTTCTGACCATTGCTGTCATCGGCATACCAACATCAAAGAGGGCATTCCACACCTTAGCAGACTTCAAATGTTCAGTCGGTATGGCCTCCCTTGGCAGATCGAATTCCTCGATCAACTTGACGATTTCATTCTTGTCTGCCTTCTGTGCTTTCTCGAAAGCGGCAACCTTCTCTAGGCCATTGTAACTAAGATTCATTGGCAAAGCAGTACCTTCATCTGCTCCATGAGTAATCCACTGGTAAAGTGCTTGATGCCCATCTGTTGAGGGTGTTGGATGAGCCAGTCTTAGTGCATCACGGTGAGACCAACCATCCCTGGCCCTATACTTGATCGCCTGGTATTCCAATTGGCTAATCGGCTTCTTGTTGTACCAGTCGGCAATCGCTTCCCTCAATCCTCTCCCCCAACCACGGAATCCCTCAACGTAGTGCAGATAGTGAAACAAGTGGGTTCCTATCCGAGCAACTTTAGGGATTGCGGCAAGGGCTAGTTTCCTGGTAGCGGCATCGCTCACCGCGGACGCCATTGCCAAGGCGAAAAGGGCAGGGTCATTCTTAGGAGCCCTCCCTTCTACAGAGATTTCAACTATCCTATTGACCGTTCGAGGACCGTCTTCCTTCAGACACCGCGCAACAGCCTCAGCAGCGTCAACCGTGAGCTTGTGTTCACCCACATAGTATGTGCCGGATTCTGTTCCCAATATTAGGAATCTCTCCAACTTCGTCCAATCGTTCACTTCCCAAGCGAACCCGCCAGCGTTGTTCTCCACTTGGGTACTACCAGGAATCTTCTCACTTTGGTCGGTCTTCTTTGTCGAGACGTGCTTTCGGTAATCCATGTTCTCCTCCTTTTTTGGGGCAAGTTATATTGAAAGGAAGTGTCTTATTTCGAGTAAGGTAACCTTTCAACTCCGGCCCCCATTTAACTCATTTGTTGGGCAAGTTAGTGAGGCAGCGGTTTCATAGTGAGATAACGCTACTTCTTCGGCCCATATTTTGTGGGGCAAGTAATGACCAACGGGTTTAAGCGCTCTACCATTGAGCTATAGTCCCGAAGGACTAGCTGGACTCGAACCAGCAACCACTCCTTCCATGAGGTAACCGTTGTGTCTTCGGCCCCAATCTTCGTGGGGGGTAAGCGAAAATGCAACCAGCTTACACTAGGGTTATGGGTTTCAAGGCATCGGTGGTTCCTTGATTGCATCTTCGGCCCACAATCTTTTCAATGACCATTATACACCATATAATTATAAGCATTGACGGGGAAAAGTCAAGCGATTTTCACAAGCTTCGCCGCTTCGGGGATAGTATCCAGAGCCTTCTCTATTCTCGGCTTCATATAAGCTATTCTACCCTTGGCTCGCATATGCTATATTTGGAATTCCCCTTATATCAAAAGCCCTGAACCATGAACTCTTATCTGCATTGATTTCTTTCGTTCCTGGCATAGCCCCACTAGCAAGCTGACGCATATACCACAATCTGAATACCTTAAAATCCAAGACTGTCCATTTAGCCAGACTAACCTCTCCTTCATCGGCAAATCCATAAAACATATAATCCCCCCAACCCTCGATGATCTTTGTTAATTCCGTTTTAGCCCCTGACGGTCTTCCCTCACGAATCGTAAATTCATTAGCATAGTCTTTCAAATACGAATTCCTACGTATCCTACAGCCAAAACGCAATGCATTCAATTTCAGCACAATAAGATCAGTATTGCGTTCGGTGTCTTCCTCAATTGCTGGCTCCTCAATGAATAATTCACCTAAAATACGTTTGATTTCTGGAAGAAAACGATCAGCCCATCGTTTATCCCCCTTCCAGTCCTTCATGCTTCCTTCCCCCAGGAATCGAATCCATCTATTTCACGCCGGCCAAACATATCAAGCCGCCTACCAGCCGTAACTCGTTTTACCATGCCATAGAATTCATCTGGCTTTCGGCTATGTTCACCCCTCAATCCTTCAAAACATACCGGAAAGGCTTTCGTGTCAATAAACGAAGGTGACCCACTACGAGCATACAAGGCGAATTCAGCATTATACTGAGGTAAATTGTACGGTTGAAATCCGCCTGGCTTATGCCATACGAATGCACAGATATATTTCAATCCCCATGCTTCAAGTAAATCAAACGCTTTGGGAAGGAATCGCTGCGTAGTCCACAGCCATACATGACAATCATCTGCACATGGAATATCGAATGCTTTCAATTCATCTAAAGGCATTGTTGGATAGTCAAACTCGGATTGATTAGGTCGTTCATCGCGCTCTATCTTTTGCACCGGCCACGGAGGATCTATCACTATAACATCATAGATACCTTCAATTGCCTTAACTTCGATTGCCTTGATATCCTCTAATTTTTCAACAATTCCCTTACGCTTCATCTCACGCCGCACGTCACTCAACTTTTTCTCACCACGTAGCACTGCTTGGTAATCCTCGGGTTGTTTATCTAAGTATCTGGCTACTTGACCATCGCGCTTGATGGTCTTATCGGACACGCTATATTCCTTACCAAGTTGTTCAGCAGTAGAGGATGGGACATTTTGTCCTATCCCTGATCCTGGAATTTGCCCACCATGCTTCTTTTTCAACCAATTATATCGTTGTCCTCTCAGGATTGATATTTGATCTGGCGTGAGATTCCTTCGTGCTAATTGATTCTCAATAATCCACAGCTTCGCTTCCTCTCGATCATGGACACCTTCGGGCTGACATATCCAATATGCCATATCGAGCTCTTGACAAATTTCCAAACGATTATGCCCATCTAGCAGTATGCCTTCCCACACAACAAGATGATCACGACAACCTTCCTTGATTAGACTTGCACGCAGTAAGCCCTTTTCTTCATCTGTCAATGGTGGAATCAAGCCATGGAACTCAGGATCGACTATTACTTGTGCACTCATATATTAAGCCTGCCTCTTGTTTTCTAGATATTGTCTTAACGCCTTCTCAACCAATTTCTGCAAAGTGATTCCCTCTTTCGCAGCTTTTACCTTTGCCTTGTGATGAATCTCTTCCATAAGCCTTACCGCTCGTTGTTTCATTATGATTAGAGTATACATTTTATGCACGCACTTGTCAAGCGAATTAGCCCTTGACCGCTCCAATCGTTAGGCCTTTCAAAAAATAC